ATCACACTCATAACGTGCGAAGGTGTTGATGTTTGCAGTCTGGGGACTTAGAACGTCAGTAGCCTCTGTAGACAGTAGGAATTGCTCGTTCTGCCCAAACAGGAGCAGACCAACGTTTACTGCCTGTACATAGTTAAGGGTGACTGGCTTAGTTGATGTAGCAGTGACATCAATAGGATCATCAGCTGTTACGGTCTGAGCTGTTGTAGCAAAGAAGTTAAAGTAATCACCAGCCCTGCTGAGAATGACTGATTCATTGGAGAGCAGTCCAAGCCTATTCCTATAGAAGAATACACTTGTAATTTTTTCGCCAATAAAACTTGGCAGGGGATTGGTTTCATTATCACCAACATCCCTATCTTCCCAAACAACAGGTTCAAAGGTGAACGAACCATCAGACTGTCTCACAAGCTGGTGGGGCATCGTAAGCTCATCAAGCTGGTAAGTAATGCCAGGAGCGTTTGTCTCTTCCCACACACCAGGACCAGTTGCCGCACTGTTGGTGGTGACAAATTCCACCCACATGTCGTCGGCTTCAACATCAGCACTATTGATGACCTTAACCTTATATCCGTTGGAACACTGGTTAGGTAGTCTGCCAATAGAGTCAATCTTATCTTGGAAACAGTAGATACCCTCTTCGGTAGCAGATCCTGTACTGGTAATTGTAAAAGAAGTACTCTTGGTAATCTTTAAGCCAGGACCAACCTTAGTTGCCGTAAACCCACCTACACCGTTGATAGCAGTGACAAGAGCCTGTGCAATGGTGTTGCTGTCAAGAACACCTCCAGTTACATCCTGAGGGGTCTGGTAGCTGTAGTCTGTACCGTTCAGGGTTACGGTGTACTTAGCGTTGTAAGCAACGACAGCGATGACAACAAAAGCCTGGAAGGGTAGCGCAGCGGTAGTAGTTGCCTTCATTGCTGGCACCTTCTTCTTGTTCAGAACAAAGGTGTAATCATTCAATGTAAGCAGCTCGATATCAGCAGCTGTAGCACCGAACAGGTATGCGTTGCTTGGGACAGTACTGATAGAGCAGTTGTTGACTTGCGTGTCATACAGAGCCTTCTTGGTGGCTTCGTCTGAGACTGCAGCGTTGTAGTTGCTCTGTGCGGTGTTCATGGCAGCAAGAGCTGTTGCTAGCTGACCAGATGTGTGCGTAGCAGCAACCGTCTTATTTAGCTCATATACATAAAAGCCACTACGCTCTAGGATCGGATACTCTGCAGAGCGGTTGTTACCAATCTCATATCCAGAAGGGAATGCCAGCGGTGAGCTGTAGGCTCCAATCAATGCACCATTCTCTTGAATGATGTACTGGTTTACCGATGCGTTAGCATTGATGTAGACACCAGAGATGATGGCTTGTGCTACATCACCTGTTGGATACTCATTCTCAATCTCAAGCAGAGATGCAACCGTGGTATTCTGACCTGCTGCTGTTTGAGCGTAGGTAGCCTGAGTTGAATTAAGAGTAGTCAACCTTGACTGAGTAGTCTGCTTAGCAGTGTTGTAGTTGCTAAGAGTTGTCTTAAGGCTTGTGATGTTACAAGAACCAGGCACTCCTGTATTGCTGCCCATGCTGACAACACGAGGCAGGCCATCAAGGATGCTCCATACACGAAACTTGTTATTAGCGTACTGAGCAACGTATTTCTCCTGGTCATCCCGAAGGATTGAAAACCAACGTCCTGTAGGTGCAGCATCTGCAAGCTCAGCAACAAACTTACCACCGGGCCTCTTAAGAAGACCTAGTGCATAATCTGGAAATGTATTGACTGAATCAACAAGTTGTCCAGGGAACTTAAGGTTATCTGGCTGCTGAGAGATTCCGAGTAGAAAGTTGGGAATCCTTTGGGTGACAGTACTCATCGCATAAGAGCAGTATAAGGTTGATAGCTGTTGTAGTAGTTAGTTCCATCTTGCCAACCAAAGACGCTGTAGTCACCTTGGTTGCATTCGTATTCAAGAGCGGCTGCTTTAGTTTGAATCTCTTGTTCTGAAAGCAGTGCAGTGATCTCTTTATCACCAATCATCTTGGTAGCAGAAAGACGAGCTGCTCTAGCTACAATGTAGTTCTGAACAATAGGAGGCACGTCTTCAAAGGCGACATACCAGACAATGTCTGCATAGATGTCTGTTGTCCATTCAAACGTGTGGTTCAAGCGGTCATACAACTTGCCATTGCGTCGGACTGGATCGTAGGCAGATTGGTGCTCGTTAAAGTTGGTGTCAATGCTCAGGGCATTGGTGGGAAACGGAATCTCTTTTGTAACTGAGTCTGGGGTAAGTACATACTTACGCTCAGTGTTGAAGACCCAACCCTCAGATTGAACTTGTTTGTTGACTTCCCTCAAGGTGGTTAGCACGATGGCTACCTCAGGGTTCTGCAAGTCAAGTGTGGTGACAGGTGCCTGTCCCACCGAGCTTAACATTTGATTAACAGCATCCAGTTCTGTGGACACAGCATAAGTAGGAGCAGGCATATCTTATATAGATAAAAAAAGGGGACCCCGAAGGATCCCCAGAAGGATTTAGAAAGAGGTAGGTGCAGTAGCACTACCGGCGTACAGCTCAACGGCTGCAGCAGGGTTCAGGTAGTCAGCACCCATGGCCAGACGGCCAAGGATCACATCGCCCTGGTAGATCACCGACACGTCGCCGCTGGTGACTTGCACTTGAGGACCAATGGCCTCAACACAACCAGCAGCTTCACGTTGGAAGATAAGACCGCAGGAGGTGTTGAATGCAGCAGCACCGCCATACTCGTTCTTGATACCGGTGTCGCTAGCAGTAGCGGCTTCAATGCTAGGAGCGATGAAGGAACCAGTATTAGTAGGAGAGGTGACACCAGTGGTGCCGCCGTAGGCAGTACCGTACTTACCGAGGAACGGAATGTTCATCGACTTGTACACCTTGATACCGGCAATCTCGATGATGCCGTTACCGTTCTGCAGGGCATCGCCTTGCTCGTCACGGTTGATCAGACCGTTGCTACCAATCGCTTGGATCAGCGAGTAGTACTGACGGGGGTTCAGGACGCCCACACGACCGTCCATGCTCACACCCTTTTCGTCCAATGCAGCGGCTGCATCGTAGAAAGCGGAGACAAGGGCAGTAGCGTTGAAAGCATCAGACTGGTTGGCAGTGGTGCCAACGCGGATCTGAGTACCACCAGGCTCAACAAAGCCAGCCTTGGTGATAGGGTGCACTTGACGAGCACCACGTGCAATGGAACGGAAGATCAGACGGTCATACTTCTCGGCAAGAGCATAACCAATCTTGCGGCTGATTTCAGAACGCAAGTCGTAGTGAGAAAGAACTTCGTCCAGCTTGTACACGAAGGCAGAGCTGACGAGGAGGTCATCACAAGTGATGGTCTTCTCAGCCACAGGAGGTGCACCATCGGTATTACCAAGGATGCTATTTCCGGGAGTATGGTACTCAGCGGTAGTGCGACCCGTGTAGATAAACTGCAAAGATTTGCCGTTCTTCAGGGTACGCTTTTGAATCAGATCACGGGCAATCGCATTGTTTTGAAAGCCCTTGAACATCTCACCCGAAAACAGTTTCAGGTAGAGTGCGCGACGATCTCCAGCGGAGTTCGACGCACCCGGCATAGTTACTTGAGCCGGGTTAACGGAAGATTGTTGTGCCATTTTAAAAGAGAGAGTTGTTGTTGAATTCTCTCCAAAGCTTTGGAAAATTGATGGTCTATTTTGTTGTTGTGGTCTCTCCCACCGTCATCCGGCTAAAGGGTATCCGCGTACGGGCCAATAGCCAATAGAAAGGGGGTCCGACACTGAGGTGCCCCCAATCAATTTATTCTTCTAAATAGAGTTAGGTTAGTCGAGTTAATTTAACCCGCCCAACTCCAGAGTTAGTGAGACCGATAGCATCAGCCGCACCTTTACTAAGATCAATGGACCTACCATGAATGTAGGGACCACGATCATTGACTCGGACAACAGCACACCGCTTAAAGCAGACCTTTAGCCTGGTTCCAAATGGTAGTGATTTGTGAGCTGCAGTAAGGCCGTTTTGATTGTATCGTTCACCGTTAGCGGTAAGGTTCCCGTGGAAGCCTGGACCGTACCAACTGGTGAGCACTGACAGTGTAGTTAGAAGAGGTAGCATAATTAAGAAGCAAAGGACTTTTATATTGCTAACGCTTCTGTACCCGCCAAGACACGCGCAGCCATGACGGATCTAAGGTTTACTTTTTCTTAGCAGTTTTAGCTGCTTGTTTAAATTGTTTAGCAGTGGGTGCACCAGCAGAACCTGCCTTACGCATCTTTTCATCACTGCCTTTGGCAATACGCTCACGCTTGGCGTGAATGTTTGAATAGAGACCAGGCTTAGCCATTAGAACTCCAGATCAGATCGACCAAGCTTCTCGACAACTTCTTGTCGATAGGCTGGATCACGGTCATACCGACGATCACTCATTGCACGTACCACCTCTGCCTGACTTTGGAAGACATCATGTGAACGTGCAGGCTTACCCTGAATCATTTGACCTTCGTAACCCATAGCATCTGTGTACCGATAATAAAGAGCTTGTAGAGCAAGGTTAATTGCACCCATGTTTCCAGATTCAACAACCTGATCAAACGCTTCGATCTCAGCAGGAGCGAAGTTATCCGCAGCCCAACCAGTCAGTTGTTGATAGGCTTCTTGCCCACCAACCGCATTCTGGATTTGGCTAACCTCAGAAGTTGATAGCTCAACAGCAGTAGGTGCTTCTGGCTCAAGTTGCTGCTGATAGCGGAAATAAGATTCTGCCAAGTCACGGGCCGAGGGGAAATTAGAGAATTGCTCCCAGGTCTCATCACTTAGCCCACCATTCTCAGCAAACTCAGCGTTAACATCAAATAGAAAATCAACGTATGGATCTTCGTTTTCGTCTTGCTCTTCATCCTTAGGAGCCTCCTCTTCGTCATACTCGACTTCTTCATCAAGCTCATCATTAGATCCGAGCTTACGTTGAAGTTCAAGATATGCCTGTTCAAGCTCTTCAGCATTCTGGTATTTACCAGCTAGGAGTGCCTCATGATCAGCTTCTAATTCAGAACCAATAGCAAAGGATTCTGCCTCATCAGCTTCGATGGAGGACATCACCTCAGCATCGGGTGTGGGA